GATGATGATCTCCTGGTAAAGTCTATAGGCTGGTTCCGTGATCTGGCTGGTGACTGTGACAGGCTGACTGCTGGCAACGTGTCTCACATGGGAGCCACCATCAGAGGAAAAGCGATCAGGTGTGCTGAGTATGTAAGAAAACATATAAACGATAAATAGTTATTCTATGGAGACAAATGCAACAAAGAGAACGGATCTTTTCTGGATAGATCCGAGAAACATTGACATCCAGGATGGTTTCAATGTGCGTAGAGAGTTTGATTTGGATGAGCTGAAAGAGCAGATCAAGGCTCAGGGAGTGCTCAATCCTATCACTGTGATCCCCTATAAGGTGGATGGTAAGGAGCGTTACAAGCTGGTGGATGGTGAGAGACGCTACAGGGCAACGATGCTGGCTATCAGTGAGGGTACCGATATTCCCTACATCAAGGCTCTCAAAGCTCCAAAGGATGCAAAGCCTGAGGATCTGTATATTGAGCAGATGATGAGAAACGAGGGAAAGAAATTCACTGAGTACGAATGTGCTATCATGTTCCAGCGTTTCAAGGAGGAGTTTGGCTACAGCCAGGTAGAGATCGCTGAGAAATTCAAGAAAAGCCCTGCTTTCATCAGTAAGTGCCTCTCCCTGCTGGATCTGCCCAGTGAGCTACAGGAAAAGATCGTATCAGGGCAGCTTTCGGTTAAGGCTGCAAGAGAGATCGCTGGTAGCTATGAGACTGAAAAGGAACAGGTGAAAGCTGCCAGATCCGCTGTCAAGTCAGCCCAGGCAGAGGGTAGATCCACTGCTACCAATAAGGAGGTGCTGAATGCTCTGAAAACATCTAAGGAGGCTAAGGCTCTGGCTGAGGCTTTGCGTACACTCTGGGCGTACATGGATGGTGATGTGATGATCGATATTGACCAGATGGCTAAGCTCCTGGATCGCCATGAGAGTATCACAAAGGCAGTCAGGGAGTACAAAGCCCAGAATAAACCTGGTAAATAATGAAGATCCTGAGCTACTATTCAAAGCACGATCCGAATACTATAGGCGTGGAATACGTTACACCATGCCCTTACAAGCCTGGTGTAACTATCCTCAGTCCTAAGTGTCGTGCCTGTGAGTACTATGATGGTGAGTGTATAACACAACACATGAGATGTAAATATGAAGATCGAGAACATAGAGAATGCCCAGAAGCTGATAAATAAGAGATCTGAATTGAAAAGGGTTAGTGGGCTGCTGGCTGGCAATCACTCAATGATCATTGTGTATGAAACAACCAGCACAAGCTCAGATCACGAATCAACCTGGGATCCTGAGGTTAAGGCTGCTTTGACTATGATAGTAGAGCAACGTGTTTCAGAAATTGAAAAAGAGTTAGAAAGTTTGTAATTATTTAATATTCAATTAGTTATGGGAAAAGCTAAAAAAGTACAAATGAAAGAGGATGCCTTAATGAGGCAGGAGAAAGCACTGGCTGAGGCTGGTGTGGAAAGAAAAAAGAATCTGGTGTACCCACCTTATTTCGCTAAGCGTAAGCACCTCCTGAATGCTGGACTGATCAAGTTGCTCCAGGAAACAGCAGATAAGGATCCAGACGTGGTAGATGTTTACGGTGAGTACAAAGAGGGTACTTTCCTACACCGTTTCTGTATCGTGACAGTTACCAGGGAAAACGGCCTGTGGATGATCCATATCTACAGCGAGGATAACCCGATCACTCTACCGATCATCCAGGAGGTGAGGGATAAGTACGTGCCAGACTATTGCATGATGGTACAGTTCTACCCATCCAGGGAGGAGCGTAACAGCCTCAGAGGGATCCAGCTGTGTGAAATGCCAGGCTCCATCCAGGAGGATGAGCCAGAGCCTAACGATCAGAAAAGCCAGGAGGCAGAGAAATGATCTACATAGGCATTGATACTGGAGTAAACACTGGTGTAGCTGTCTGGGATAACAGACAGCGCACCTTTCTCCAGATACAGACAATAAAGATCCACCAGGCTATGGCTCTGGTTAAGGAATGGAAAAACAAGTGTGCAGATATTGGTACCAAACTCATTGTGAGGGTGGAGGATGCCAGACAGCGTAAGTGGTTTGAGAAGAAATACTCCAGGAAAGGTGAGGAGGAAAACGTGCTACAGGGTGCTGGCTCCATCAAGCGTGATGCCAAGATCTGGGATGATTACCTGGCAGACCTGGGAGTGGAGTACCAGATGGTACCTCCTAAGGGTGGAATGACAAAGTACACCAAAGAGCGTTTCCAGGCTCTTACAGGATGGAAAAAGCCCACAAATGAGCACAACAGGGATGCTGCCATGCTTGTTTTTGGCTTTTGAATCAAAAAAAAACGTAAAATGTGTTCAAGGAACACAGAAATTTATTATCTTTGCAACGAATATTCACTTAGTAAATAAAGTTATGGCTATAACGATCACAATTATTGCCCTGATTGCCATATTCATTGTAGCGTGGTTTATGGGGCTGAATGCCAACCTGGGAATTGCGATCCTGGATAACTGTTTCCCTACCACTTACCCATGCAAGGGTGAGCAGGTGGATGTGTATATCAACGGCTCCTGGAATAGATGTGCAACGGTTACTGCCTGTTGCCATGATTTCCTGGTGCTGTACGGTGCTGTACGCTGTCCGATTGACTACAGAGGCCGTTTCTATGCTATCGGTGTTGATGCCAACGATAATACCCTGGTGTATGTGGATAAGGTACACTGGCACCTGGTTAAGCGTGCTGAGCTGATCCGTAAGATCTGTAATGTGCCTGATGAGTACGGTACATTCCCATCAGACGATGAGACAAAGCCATACAAGGATCTTTTCCCTGGTGTAAAGGATCCTGGTGATGAGGTTCAAGAAATACCAGCAGAGGAGGAGTAAGCCATGAAAGTAGGTCAGATCATATACAGGAATCCTAAGGATCTCCACCAGCATCCACACAACCCACGTAAGATCTCAAAGGAGGATTTTGCAAGGCTGGTGGATAGCATCCGTACCAATGGTTTCTGGGAGCACAGGCCTGAGGCACTGGAGGAGATAGACGGTAAGCTGTACATATTGTGTGGCAACCAGAGGAATAAGGCTGCAATAAAGCTGAAACTGCCTCAGGTGCCCACCATGCTCTATGAGGATCTGACTGATGATGAGAGGCAGGAGATCATTGCCAGGGATAACGTCAATAACGGTGAATGGGATCAGGAGATCCTGGCTGTTGATCCGTTCTGGGACGGTGCCGACTATGATTTCTTAGGAGTTCCTGAGCCTCAGGTGGAGGATAGTGAGCCAGACGATAAGCCTAAGAAGAAAGGCAAAAAGAGTGATAAGGGGAAAGATGCTGAGGATAACGAGGAGCAGAGTGAGGAGGATGCCGAAAAGGAGGATTTCTACCGATCCATGCTAAAGGATGTGCTATATCCAGCGAACAATCCTTTCGACATCCCCACACTACTCCTGGATGGCCAGGCTGGTTTCCTGGAAACGCCTCTTTCTCCATGGGGTGCCAACAGCAGACTGAGAAAGGATGTGGCAACGTATCATTTCTATGTGGATGATTACAGGTTTGAGGCTCTTTTCAAGGATCCTGTAAAGCTCATTATGAGTGGATGTAAGGCCATTGTGGAGCCAAATTGTAGCTGCCATGACCAGACACCTATTGCCTATGGCATTTCCCTGATATACAAGAAACGCTGGCTTGCAAGGTACCTCCAGGAATGCGGTGTTAAGGTGTATGCCGATCTGAATGTTTCCCACAAGTTCATTGAGTACAATAAGATGGGTATTCCGAAAGGCTACAACGCTTTCTTTACCAGGGGGCTTGATGGATGGCTGGAAAGCCTGAAACTGGATCTCCAGGTAGCTCAGGAGATCAGTGGACTGGATCAGCCTAACCTGATAGTGTATGGTGGAGGTGATGAGATCCAGGCTTTCTGCCAGGAGCACAATCTGTTGTACGTTACCGATTTTATCAACGCTAAGAAGAAATAGCAACAATATAGTAATAACTAAACACGTTTATATTATGGGTAGAAACGCAGGAGGTGTAAACAATTACGCAAAGGGTGGATCTGGAAACGGTGTAGCCGTGACATCCACAGGTAAGCGTCTTACCAAGAAACAGGTACAGACGATGCAAAAGACCGCTGTCTCGACTGGCGGTATGAAACACAGGGATATGGAGAAACAGATCAACCGTGCCATATCCAGGTATGAGGCAGTGATGGGAATTAGGGAG